ATCTAGTGTCTGCGGTTTCAACGACTCCGGTATCACGATCGGTTGTGATATCCCAAAGAAGCCTACTAGTGTCAAGGTCAACTGTTTGACCGTAGACATGAACTAGTCCGCCGAAACCATAAGCTTCGACCTCGGTTACGCTTTTAAGGTTTAATTTAATATTGCATACATTTTCCAATCCGTTATTAAAATCCATTGACCTTGTAGCCACGCACTTTCCGCTTTCCTGTACAGAGAAACCACACAAAGTAGCAGCGGCATCAATAAAACTAGAACCATCATTAATCTTCCACTGCTCGTTAATTGTGTCGAACCAGTAGTCACCTAAAACCGGAGCCCCTGGGGTTGTCGCAGAAGTTATAGGTTCATTACCGGAAGCATTAAAAGCGAGCGTTCCATCCTTTTTGATAAATATCCAACTAAGCCGCAAAATCTCGATCGTTTGAGCTGGAGCCAAGACAACTCGTCCAGCCGACTGGGTTGAATCAAAAAAGAAACCTCTTCGAGCATTTACAATAGTGTTGTTGCCGTCAAAGATTCCGATGAAATATTCAGTGTCAGGCCCATTGACTGTCTTGAATCCCATAAGCCTGTTGGCGTTGTTTCCAAACTCGGCACCTGGTGCACTTATTTGAATAAAACTACCCTCTGCCTCACCCAGAGTAATGGTCTGATTAGTTATAAAGCCACCGTTATAGGTTGCAGTGTTTGCGGCTGCGAATCCGTTTTGAACAGCAAGGGCGTCATCTGCACTTGCTGTGAATTCTTGGTTTCCAATTGAAGAAACAAGATTTGTAGGGTCTGCTTCCAGGACCAGATTAAGAGTGGCGTCGTCTGCGCGCAAAAACTGAGGTTGCCCATCAGCATCAGCAAGCCCACTTTTGATTCTATTCTTTCTTAAATTGGTTCCAATTAAAGTTACCAAGGAAGCTATGGAGGACTGCGGAGGCACGTAGAACTGAGCCTCTCCTGTAATCTTTTTAACCATTGATCTTAGGCCGCCAAGTTCTTCGCTTAAATTTTCAGGAAGGTTCTCGAGTCCAATATCACCAAGGTCAAATAAAGTCTGTAACTGGGCTACACTTGCGGAAAAGTCTTCTAAGTTTTGAGGGGTGATGTTATTCAGGATATTATCAAACTCAGCATTGAGATCATTTGCCTCAATCTCTTCTTTATCAATCCAAGTTTTAACCCTGTTTATAAGTCCCATTAGAATGTAGTCCTTTGGTTCCCAGTTTCTTTATAGAAGACATTAATCCTCAAAAGTTTGAAGTTTTGGTCCACGACGTCATTATAGCATTTTATGCTTATTCTTCTACCTTGACCCCCTATGGGTATATGCTCGGTAAATGGTGACTTGGCGGAGGTTTCCCCTGATCCGGTCTTGATGACTCCTAAAGTGCTTCTTCCTACAACTTTAAATGTCCCTGTTTTTTGAGTTTTTCCATCGATAAAGATTTCAAAATTTACATCAAAATTCCCTGTGGGCTCGTAAACAAATTCAATAAAATCAAATTGTTTTTGCAGATCCCCTTTGATTACATTGGCTTGACTGAAGTCTAGATTGTGAGTTTGAAATTCGGCCCTAAAAGCATTGCCGCCAACATTTCGATTCTCTCGGTCCATAAAGTAAATGAAACCATCGTCGGCTCCATACATTGGCCTAAGAATCCCCCTCTCGTCTCTTCTGAGTGCAATACAGGTTGGCTGATCTTTATCAATTAAAATTATCTCTGGACTAGCTCTTGTGAAGTCGATCTTAATCATTCTGTCGTTTTGATTGGAAACTGGGCTTCTGTATGTAATGTAAGCTTCTTTTTTGTCTTGATAATAAATAGCGTTTCTTGCTGCTCCTCCTAACTGAGAGAGCTCGTTTCTGACTAACCCCTCAACCCTAAGGTTCGCATACAGGTCTGCAGACTTTAGATCCCCTAGAGTGTCGCTGGCTATGACGCTTGTGACGGATCCGTAATTGTTTGGGACCAAGATATCATCTTTCACAAAAAATGCTGACTGAGGAGAAGATGCTCCAAAGTCACCATTGATCTTTGTTGCTGTCCAATTGCCTGGGTCTGGATCAACGTCATCAACAAAATATAATCCATTCGGGAACTTAAGAATAAAAAGCCTGCCTTTAAATACAAAGTGGTCAATGATTCTTTCGCTCTCTCCAGGAAACAAATCAAAAGTTTTCCCTCCAGTAAAGTCTTCATGGTCAAGCGCTGATGTTATATAGAGCCTGTGGGGTGAGTTTTTGTTTCCAAATGCATAATTTTTAGATCTATGAAGAAACATCTTGAAAGGTTGATTTGGTCCGGTCCAGTCTGCTGCTGGTGCTAAGATATCTCTTCTTGTGGTTGCGTCGGCAACAATCACCTGGGGAACATTTTGCCCGTCAAGAATAAAAAGCTTCTTATCTTTGTTGGTTTCTTCTGCTCCACCTTCAGACATTGTGACGAATTCATTTGTTTTTAAAAATGTTGGGCCACCGATCTCTGGAGGCATGATAATTGAACTATTAAACTGTTTGAATCTGTGAACTCTTCCGTCATTAGCAACAACTATAAACTTTTGAAGCAGTGTCGTTGGGTGCCAATCGAAAATCTGTCTGATGCCTGAAGGCACTGCGGTTTGATTAAACTTCATGGATCCAAAGTCTTTTTCTAGAGCCCCATTGTTCATCGTTAAATTTCTTGCTCTAAAAAGTTTTGTTCCTGGAACTGCTGTATGAGGGTTGTCTGTCATCATACCTCCAGCGCCTAGAGGTATAACTGCTACCTGACCTTGATAGCTAGTCATTATTGACTTCTTTCGTTAAATAGGTCGTTTCTTCTTTGTGGGCAGTAAAGGTCTAGCCTGGGGATGATACGCCCTCTTGAACGCGAAGTGTCTTTTGTTTGTTTGTTGTGTTGTCTCCTCATTGAGTTCCACATACCTTGAGCGATATTGAACATCACTGAACCTTTTGCGGAATCATTTTTTTCATTAAACAACATGCTTGAAGAAGCCATATAGGAAAGTATTCTTCTATGGTTGATTGGAATTAAAGGGATAGAGTTATTGCTATTAGTAAGTGCATCAGGAATTGAAACCTTGTCAAAGTCGACTCTTATATCTTCACCAACAAAACTATTCATTTGAATTTTGAAACCTTCTTCCTTTTGATTTACGATAGCGAAATCAATAGGGATCTGCAGCCTCACTCTTGACAGTGGGTACTCGGTACGAAAGTTGTTTAACTCTCTACCGTAGATCTTCATGTCTCTGTCGTTGCATCTTTGGTTTTCGTAAACTCTGAAAGGCTCTACAAGTCTTAAAATCTCATCGCCAAGATCGTAGATAAGTTTTATTGCGTTGTAGTTGTGTGATCCGGTAGGGCCGAGAAAATCTACATCTATTTTAAAAGCTGTAGCCCCAGCAATATGTGTTCGTATCAGATAGGGTTCAGCTCTATTTTCAATAAAGATGTGCCTGCCTCTCATTGACCTAACGGGTGCAGTGAAGAATACTCCATCCTTTGATGCATTTGTAAGTGCAACAGTGTCAGCATCAACATTTGACTCGAGTATCAATGTTCCAGGGTCTTCATCTCTGGCCCATGGAAAAGGGTCGCCGATCTCTTCGTCAAATTCCGAGTTGCCAGAAAGAACTCTGATATATGCATCGTTTAAATATTCGAGCATCTTTGAAGTAAGCGATGATGTGTCTGCGCTTGATTCGCCAGCTTGAGTTAAAGCTTCGCTAAGAAGATCTGCTGAGGTTCTAAAGTCTGACATTGAACCCCCTTATAATGTGTTGTTGTAGGAAATTTCCACGTAGTTAAGCGGGTCAGCTGTTTGGAAATATGGAACAATGCTTTCGTTAGAATCTAAAATCAATGGTCTGTTTCCGTCAACGTTTGTAATTTCCAGTGCTGAATTCTGAGGCGTTGCTCTTTGAAAGGAAAGAAGTTCTCCTGTCCAAACTTGATCTATGGTTCCGTTGCCGAATGTTGTGGCTGTGATGTCTACATTGTATTTGTCTGTTGGAAGACCTGGTCCACCTAGAGCCCAGTCATGAGGAGCTGGAAAAGTAATCAAATTAAGACCGAGTGCTAACTGTCCGCCTGTCCATGTTTCGAAAGCTGAAAGAGTAGTGAAGATTGTTCCGTTAAAATATTCTAAAGTATATACAGCCGCAACGCTGACAACCGTAGCATTTATAAGAATGTGTCCAAACCTTCTTTTATTCCCGACTATAAGCCTGTCATCATTCGCAGTGAAAAGTGTGATTGGCCCCTCAGATAAAAGAGTTTTCACGTCCTCTAGTGCAGCGCCTAACAAGACTCTGTTTAAGGCTAATCCTGCGTCGGCTTGCCTCTTGATAATGCCAAGATCGTTTGCGCCGCCTGCATTGTTAAAAAGTTTTACTTGTCGAATGGCTAACTGTTGAGAGGTTTGTCCAGACAAAACGGGAAGGTTTGCTCTAGTGGCATATTGCCGAACGATTCTAATGTTTTCTTGAGCACTAGCCATTTTTTATTCATCTCCTAAGAAGCCGCTTGATTAGCAAGAGCGCTTAGGGGATTTGTGATAACCGGTGGCGCACCTTCTGGAATAAGCGAATTTTTTAATTCTTCTTGAGTTTTTTCTGTTTGAGCACTTTCTTGATTAGCTGCTACAACCTCTTTAATAACAGGACTGATAGGTGCAGGTTCAGCGCTTTCGATTTGAGATTCTGCAACTCTCATAGCCTCTTCTTTTACTATTAACGCTTGCTCTCTTCGGGTTAGGTCTTGTATTTGCTTTTGGAGTTGAACATTCAGGGCTTCGTTTGAAGCTTTTCTTTCTGAAGCTAGCGGGATTGGTTTTTCGTTTGGATCAATTTGTTCACCGTTAACTCTATACCTGACGCCACGTCTTTTATAAAAAGTTCCTTCCGGCCCAACATGGTAGCTGTACGGAGTTACTTTTTCGAGTTGTCCTGTTTTTGGATTCTTGTGGTGAACCTTGGTGTCAAATCCTTCGCTCATAAATCTTCCTTAATAACCAAGCACCTCTAAAACTAGAGTAGCAAGGGCTGGAGTGGCAACACCGCCGACTAGCTCAATAAGTGCAGCGTCCGCGACGTTATCGTTATCACCCTGGTAAATTCTTAATTTTTCATTAATACTGTCATATTTATAAACAAACCCATTTGCGCTGGCTGGATCTTGAATGTTGAAAGATTCAACAAGTGTTGGCGCCCCAAGATTACCTCTAAGTAACGGAACGCCACCAGCTGGATACGTCAAAACACCGTCACCAAAAGCTACTGTTGTCGATGTTCTGGTTCGAGCATCAGCAACGAAGCCTCTGCTCTTGTTTGTGTAAGTTACGTCAGTCGATGCTATATCAGGCATTTAATCCTCCGATTAAACCGATTTAACCATGTTTGGACTTTCTGTTGCTTCTTCGGCCTTGTCTTCAATTTCAAAACCGTAAAGCCCTGCACCTGTGGCGCCACCACCATCAACAGCTTGGATCGCAAGCTCAAGAGAAAGTCCGTCCCCTGGATTAAATACAACAGGGTCAATATCTTTGAATATAACTTCACTAATTGCTGTTAGGTCAGGAAGAGTAAGATCTCCAATTAAAATTTCACCGCCAGCACTTCCAATAGTTGGTCGCCTGTTCATTTCAACAACCGGCAAAGTAGCATCGGCTGCCACTGCAGTGGTTATAACAAACAAGATTCTTTTGATTACACACCGCTTTAAGCAAGCATACTCACCATGAACAGCCGCAGCTGCTGAGACAACCTCTATTGCCAGAGGACCTGAGCCGACTGGTCTAAAGTACTGCTCAAAACTTTTAGTGTACATCTGCCGCTCCTCTTATTGAGACGTTAAGTGAATAATTTTTGCTTCTCCGGCGTTCGCTGTATCCCAAACGATTCCGAATTCTAAAATGCCATACCAGGCTATACCGTTGTTTCGGCCATAGTCTGTGGCTTGCTTAACTCGAAGCTCTGGATCTTCAGCAACTGCCATAGCAACTGCATCATCACCAAAGAATATCCCCTCGCCAAGAACCCCATTAAGACCAAGAGACTTGCTCAAAGCACTTTGATGGTTGATCTCGATGAATCGAATATTTTCAAGTCTACCGATTTCAGAATTAAATTTTGCTTGTGGATCAGTGTAAGTATGCCATTTTTCCCAGTTTGGATCGTTAATGAGTCCACGCTTTGCTTTTGTGGAAACTAAACCGATGTAGTCATCTCCAACAGCAGGCGGGATCAACAAGTCAGTGAACATAAAGTCCCTGATTTGCTCAACGTGGAAGACTCCAAGATTGGCCGTGGCCTGAGTTGAAGCTACTCCATCCGTATCAAAAACAATCGAAGTAACACCATCTGGAATGGCTTTTACTTTCGCTGTTTTATAGGCTGCGGCTGCCGAAGCATCCATCACCAATTTCATTTGGTCTTTAAGTGTTTTTTGGATTCCATTCTTCAAATCAAAAGAAGAAAGATCTTGAGCAAAAGAAGTGAAAGGAACTGCTCTACCCCATTCAGAGACTGTGATCGCAATTGTTGTAATCACGAAGTCGTCTTCTGGTATTACCCGGTTTTCTGTCAGTCTACCGTTTGTTGGAACAGCTAGGCTAGAGATCCGGGTAATGGTGATTGATTCACCTTTTTTCTTTCCGTAGCCAGGTTCAGGCATAACGAATTGCATAAATTTAGTTTCTGCAATTGCTGCGAACCGGAGCTTGCTGGAAAGCGCGTGGTTTTTGAAAACCCCTGTCGGTGCATCAAATGTCCAGGTAAAGTTTGACATGCATCATCCTCCTATCTACCGAACTTTTTATCTTGCCATTTTGAGAAATCTTGTGTGAAATTGGTATCCGTCTCAGCAACTTCAACCGGAGCGCCTGTTGGCACCTGTGTTGATTCTACTGTTGTTGATTGAGCGTTTTCCAAAATTTCCACCTCTTTCTGCCCTGCACCCTTTCTAATACTATTAATCAGATTTGCGGTTTTATCAACAATAAACTTCTCCGCGTCATTGGTCTGCATTTTTTCAATATGAGCCCAGTTTTGATTAGTGACCATGTCCACCATCTCTTTATGTTCTCGTAATGACTCATGTTTTACATAGAAATTTTCCCAATATTTCTCACCTTCTGCTTTTTTTGCGTTCTTTTTTTCTATATCTGTCATGACTTTTGTATACATATCTTTTGCAAATTTATCAGGGTCGCTGAACATTTCGTCTGGGTCTAGACCTTCTTTTGTTTTCTCTTCTTCGGTTGTTTTGACTTCTCCTGCCATCTGTTCGGCCAGTGTAGTTTGTTGATTTCCAGCATTTAGGTCTGCTGCCAATCTGTTTTGAACCGCGTTAGTTTCCAAAGATTTTGTATATGCTGTCAACTCCTCTTGCGTGTAAAGCGGACCTGTGATGCCTTCAAAAATTGGTTTCTTTTCTGTTGACGCTGCTTCGGTGGTCGTTTTTTCTGCACCTTCGGGAGCTTTTTTGTTCGTGGCATTAATAGCCGCGACCATTGTGTCTGGCCTTGGTTCAACAAGTGGAGCAGTTGTAGTGGTTGCCGCAGGTTCTGTTGCTGGCACTTCATCTCTTAGCATGTAAAAATTTCTAAACCTCATAATACGTCTCCTTGTAGTTTTCTGACTCTTTGAATATCCGTGTCAAAACTTCTGATGATTTTCTTGTAACCCAGTATTTCACCAAGAATACCTCTGACCTGTAAGTCTGTTAGTGTACCACCTTCAAAAGATCCCAGCATTCGACTAAATGCATTGTCGATAAACTCTTTTAAATATGGTTCTAATTGACCTTTAAGGTATGAGGCTGTTTGCCCTCTTCTTTCTACGGCTAGTTTTTTTTCTTGTGGTGTCATGACTTAAGAACTCCTTTCTCCGCTACCTCTTGCCAGCTCCCCTCTTGGGATCTGGACTACGTTTTCATCTGTACCATTACTTGCTTGTGGTGTTTGCGTGTTGCTTGCCTGGCCTTTTAACAAAGCTTCGTTCATATTCGCAAGGACTATCTCGCTCATCTGTTGCCCTTGTGCTGACTCTTTTTCGCTGGCCTTAATTTTTTCTTTCTTTATGTCAAGAGAGCTGACAATCTCTCCCAGCATTTTAGCTGTGCTAAACTCTTTTTGAAATTCCGCCTGAAGAAAAGGGCTACCCGATATAACCTGAAGAAGAGTAGTGAGTTTCTTAAACTCGTTAATTTTGCTTAAGGTATTAGAGAGCCCAAAGACTGAAAACTTCCTACCTCTTGCTGTATCAGCAAAGACTTGCGCTTTAGACATTTTCGAAAGTTCCAATGCTCTTTCTTTGTCTATCGTGTCTGCAAGAACGTCAAAATCTAAAGAGCTTACATTCTGAGCTATTGTTAACCATGACTTTCTGAGTATTTCTTTCACAAACTTTGTTTCAATGTTTTTAGTTATGGCGTCGAAGATTGCATTTATAGAATTATTACTTGCAACGATCTCGGTCGCCTTAACTTGTCTCTGGGGCATTCCACCAATTCTAATATCGTTAGTGATAGCAGCCTGGTTTAATTCCCTCTCCATCGCGATAAACATAGCAGTGGTTTCAGGACTGGGATTTGTCGTGTCGACTCTTTCCAGAACTTTCCCTCCGGCCGGAACAGAAGAGTTAATTAAAAGTGTGTCGCCCGCTACTATACCTTCGTCAATCTGAGAAGGGTCTGCTAATCCATCCTCTCTAAGTTGTTTAATCCCGTAGATAGCCATCATTGCTGAATCAATTTGAAGGTTTAACATTTCGTTTAAAACCCTATTGTGAGCCACTGGCGCATCCATTAAGGCGCGATGCCAAACAGATTTAGGAACCCTAACTATAGGAGAAACCACATAAGGGCTTTTTTGGTGCCAGAAAGTATTCTTTCTGGGACTCATGATTACGATTCCGTCTTCTGTTACAACGGTCTGAATATTTCTGTGTGTCAACTCACCTTGCTCGTTAACCAGGTCGCCCCAAAACTCAAACAGTGTGATGTTCCTTCTAAAAGAGCTAAAGGTTGCGTTTTGATTTGTTTCTCTTGCTTTTTTGTGCTTTTGGTCCTCATCGGTTCCATTGGCTCCAATCTGCTCAATTGCCTTAAGGTCAAAAACACCCGGCATTTTTTTTGCCATCTGAATGAGCTTATGTTTAGGAACTACGATTCTTTCAATCTCGAACATCCCATCTCCTGTTGGGTCCGGGAAGTAGTCTTCATGCCTGATGAGATCTAATTTAAGTCTCCATACATCTTTAAATGATTGTTTTACTTTTTCCTCTTCACCATCCTGAATCACTGATATGTCATTAAGAACTCGCTTCATTCCGCCATGGACTTTCACGATCATTAGCGCTCCAAGCAACCCCATCTTTACAGAGTCACCAACAAGAACATCAAAATCATTTGATTCTAAGTGGTGCTGAAGTATTTTTTCTTGTTCTTCAGGCGTTATCTTTACATTATCTTTATCAACCCCAGGCATGGATTCAATCGAGAACCATTTATCTTGGTCTACCAAACCTCTTTGAAGAAACGATGATATCTGCTCTGTGGCTGTCGTGACTTTTGCAAGCGACTCTTTGGATTGTCCTTTTGCCTTGTGGCTGAAATCATGATTCAAGTTGAACATATTGAAGTTATGTTCGTTAATCTCCATCCTGTCGCGCTTGCCCTGAGCAGCTTCCTCTTTAAAAGCCAGAACGGCTCTCGCGGTGGGATTCATTCTAGTTTTTTCATCTTCGGCCATTTCGTCCACCTTTTAAGAATGAATAATCGGCTCTTGGGACAGATCGTCGAACGTGCCGACTTAGAACCATATTAAGTTTTGTCGTAATCATTTGCAAGGCATCATGAGGATGTGAGTGCTTGTCTTTGTAGGGCCTAGCTTTCCCAGGCTCTATCTCAATCGAGCTTTCCGGGTATCTATAGCCACCTTCAAATCCTTTTAATAATAACTCGCATTCTACTTCGTTCATTAAAAACGATGGGTTGCCACCCTTTACCTCGGTTAAAAGATCCTCAACTGACTCCACTCTATCGGTCCATGTTAATCCACCGGGCTGCGGAGCTAAACCAAAAGCAGACATATGTTGAGCACAAGTTGTTTCATCTGTTTCGGCCCTATTGAAACCAGCAGGGTCTATCAGGTCTAGAAAGTCTTTCTTCTGATCCGCCCATTGAGGGAATAATATCTGGCACTCTCTCAAAACCTCTGGGCAAAATCTTTTTATCCCCATGCCTATTGCAAAGAACTCTTTGAGAACAACGAATTGGCCCTCTCGATATTGAGCAATTATACATGCCGGAGTTAAACCAAAGTCCCAACCTCTTAAAAGAGGCAGCCCAAAGTGTGGGTGCAATTTCTTTCTTGAAACATGAAGAGTTTTGTAAAAGTCTGTATAAACTGGATACCCAGAATAAACATCCCAAGCAAGTTCATACTCTTGCTGGAACTTCTTCTTGCTCATTCCTCTCTGGATTGACTGCTTGTATTCAGCAGATCTTTTAGCCGGATCTGCCGTGTAGTGAAGCTGAAAGACAAAGAACCCATTCTTTTTATTTTTCCACATCTCTATCCCCTGCATGGGGCTTTTCTTTTCTACTGCCTGTTGCATTGCCTCTGAGACAGTTGCTGTTGAATCAAGTCTGTCGAAAACCATTCGCTTCAAGAAACCCGGGGCCGGTGAAGATATTCCAACAAATCGACCACCACCCTCGAGGGTTGGTTTTGCTCCAGAGTACGTTCCTTCTGCTTTCTCCCAGAACGCAAGTTCGTCAGCAAATATATTTGAAAGAGTGTACATTCTTAGCTGGTTCTCTCCTTGAGGGAAGCCTTGCAGGTATGAAGAAATTTCTTCGAACATTAGTTTGTTATATTTGTAAGTTGCTTTTGGTAGCAATTCTTTTGGGAGAGCTGGGTCTAGATTATCGTAAACATACTTAAAGCGTTTCTGGATCAACCAGTCTGCATCGTCTTCTTTCTTTGAAACAATTGCATTATGCCTGCCTCCGTGGAACATTGTGTCCCAGAGAAAGAAAACTATACAAGTCCAGGTCATCTTCATTCGTCGCGACTTAGGAACAAGTGTTATCTGTTCTTTCATCAGTATCTTAAAAAATAGCTTTATATAAGCCAAATGATAAGGAAATCTTTTCTTAGGGTTTACTTTGTCAGACTCATCAATCGTGAAGACATACTTGGAAAATTCCCATGGGTCATTTCGAACCTTCTGAAGAAGCTCAAGCCTTTCTTTTTCTTGGTCTAATTTCTGCAGCATCCGTACCGCCTATACGTTGTTTTTGTAATCGTCTATGACTCGAGTTAAGGTTGTTAACTCTTCTGACGTGAAATTGTCTTCGTCTTTTACGAATATATAAAGATTTGTCCCGTTGCATCTGACCTTGAAGTTTTTCCCGACAAAGCTTTCTTCAATATCTTTAGAGAGGCATTTTACTCTTCCTGCGATACTTTCACCATTTACAGTTGCTTCCTCAGGGTAAACTCTGTCTGATCTAACAATGTCTAAACCATCTCTGCTGAAGTCATGTCGTGTGTATCCTTCCATTATGTGTACCTTAGCCTAATACCCAAATATCTTTGAGTTGCACCAATGCCGTTATGGTCAATGTTTATACCGCAAAAGTCATTTGCGGTCAGCGAACTAAAAACCACCGCTAGATCAATAACATCTATTTCGTTTGCGTTTGACGTGTAAGTTGTAACAGTGTCGCTCTCCTGGTGGGTTGTCTGAGCTTCCCCGATCGCTGCATAACTTGAATTTAGATCAATATCAACCGCCACTAAAGCAGATGTATTAAAGTACACAAGCTCAAGCGTACTCAGAGAGACAAAATCATGTGGAATATGAAATGCTAGATAAGATTGCGCTGTTGAACCGGCTGATCTGTGGGAGTAATTATCCTGATTGGCCGTGTCTGAGCCCGGAGAGAAGAACTTCTCTTTGGTGTTTACTTCTGCTCCAGTATCTATGCCCGCAAGTTTTGTTTTTTCGGCATCGCTAAACTCGTTTGTATCAGCGTTGTTCTCATAAGCAGTTTTTATTTCAGAATCGGATTGATCTGCGGTTGCTCCGGTTTCTATCCCGGCAAGTTTGGAGATTTCTGCTGCCAATATAAACCTGGAAGCTATTTTCGATGTTGGCTCATAAACGGTAAACCTTCCAGACAAAGCGATCCATCTTGTGTTACCGCCGTCACTTGTGGCCATTATGTATGGAGCGCTTATACCGAGACTGTTGTTCGCATCATAACCATATAGCGTTTCTATATCGTCGCCGCCAGCAACAGCTTGAGAAGCCACTACAAACAAGCCTAGAGAGACACTGTTTTCTGAATTTAGTTCTGTTGGGTTGGATGCACTAACGACTGGTAAGTCCTGTAAAGATCCAGACGCCCCTGTCGGGCCTGTCCCGCCAGTTGCTCCGGTTGCTCCATCGTTACCGTCAGCACCATCATCTCCTGTTGCACCGGTCGCTCCCGTGTCCCCTTTGTCACCCTTTGTGATAATTTGGGTTGCGGTTTCCAAAACCAAATTATCTTCTACTGCAGCTTCTCCGCCTGCAGTGTCAGGTACAAGAAAATTAACATTAGATTTTTCGTTTCTTCCATCAGAGTTGGTGAAGTTCCATTTTGTTTGAATTGTATGATTGATGTCTACTGTTGGTTCAAGATCTATTTTATATCTTCCATCAATGTCAGTTATTAAAACCGTGCCGGTGTGATAGTGCCCTTCGCCTGTATGATAGACAAGGGCTCTGACTATTACCTCAACGCCAACAGCAGGGCTTCGACCTGCTTCCAGGTTTTCGAATACATAGCCAAACATTGTTGTGGGGTTTGCCGCTGGCGCTGTTGCTAATGTCATTGATCCTCCGTCATGAACTCATCACACTTCTTTTCAACTCCTTCGAACTTTTCTTTGACCGCATTCTTGCAAACAGCCCATGCTATAAGGTTTACCTTTTTCTTTAAAATTGCATTTTCTTCTTTTATTTTCATTTGCCCTGTTTCTAGTTGTTGAATGTCTTTAGCTTGCAATTGGGTTCTTAGTATATTCCCTGTTACTGCAACAACAGCAATAACGATTAATGATGGTACAACTCTTTCATTAAACATTTTCCAATTCATAATCACTCTTCTGTTATGTAATCATTAATCATTCCTGTAATTATCCCTCTATTGCCACTTGATAAAGATGTTGTGTTTATAGATGTCCTGGCCGCTTCAAGATCGCCATAAGAAAGCAAGCTTTTTGCTTGCATTAATTCTAGTTGCAAGGCTTCTTTCTGCGATGGTGTTATTTGCTTAGAGTTTACAATAACTGATATCTCGACACCTATTTTCTTCCCAAACCTCAGCCTCTTCCTTGCCTTCCTTCTTTCCATTTCTGGTTTATCAAGTGCTTCAACTTTAGAGATAGCAAAGTCAACATCAGCATAAGTTGAGTTTTCAAGATGAAAGGCAAGCCAGGTATGCGGGTTCTCTTCGTTTGGAATAGCTTGATAAAAATGAAGCATGTCGCCGAAAGAATTAAAGCGATCAGTAAGCTCTGTTTTTTGAGCAGGATTCATAACAGCAAACGCTGAAAAACTAAGTAGAAAAATTAAAAGATGTTTCATTGCATTTCCTTTATAAACGCCTATAACCTATAGTCGCACCTGTTGCTGAGGTTTGGGAAGAAAATAGGTGTCGAGATATCAGTTATTGTAAACTCTAAGCAAATAACACCATCGCAGAAAGAAGCCTTGCAACTAGAATTAATGCAAGCAAAAAGCTTGCTTTCTTATG